TGTCCTACCTCGCCTCCCTGCCCGCCGCCAACGACGGGCTGATCGCCGTGCCCATCGAAACCGCAGGCATCGTCTCGGACGCCGTCATGCGGGACTACCACGACCTGCAGAGCCTCCTCGCTGGTGCGTCCAACGAGCAGACGACGATGGGCCGCAAGCCGCTGACCGGCGTCACGGTGACCGTCGACGACGCCGCTGACCGGGTGGCTGTCGACGCCGCAGACATCGTCTGGACCGGCGCCACCGGCAACCCGATCTCCGCGATCGTCATCTGCTACGTGCCCGACAACACCGCACCGAACGACGCGACCACGATCCCGCTGACGAAACACGACTTCGCTGTCACCCCTGATAGCAGCGATGTGATCGCTATGGTCGCGGACCCCTACCGCGCCAACAGCGCCGCCTGATCCCGGCCGCCCGGGAGGGATGAACCATGGCGCTCATCTCGAGCCTCGTCGATGACTTCAACGACGGCGTCGTCGACCCCGTCAAGTGGCCCGACTCGTTCGGCATCTACTCCGAAGTCGGCGGCCGGGCCCGCGTCAGATGCGACACCGGCTTCAACGCCTACAGCTCAGCCCTCGCGTACACGCTCGCCGAATCCGCCGTCTACCTGCGCGGTTATCCGCCCGCAGCGGGCGGCGCCACCACCGAAGCGTGGGCGCAGATCCTCATCAAGAGCTCGACCAGCGGCACCGACCTCGGCTTCGAGTTGCGGGCGTTGACCGGCGAACTCGTCATGTTCTCCCGCACCGGATTCTTCGACGCCGCAGCCGTGAACATCCCCTACTCGGCCACCAACCACGCATGGCTCCGAGTACGGGAGACGGGCGGCACCACCTACTGGGACACGAGCCCCGACGCTGCGACGTGGACGAACCGGCGCACCCTCGCCAGCCCGGCATGGGTCGCGGACACGAACCTCGAGTTCCAGCTCATCGCCCACCGCGACAGCGGAACCGTCGACTACGCCGAGTTCGACAACGTCAACGTCACCGGAACCTTCGTCGTCCTCGGCACGGCCATCGAGACCGACACCGCACAGACGCTCGGCCGGACAAAGACCCGCGCACTCGGCACTGCTACCGAGACCGACACGGCAGTGGCGCTCGCCGCCAAAATCAGGTACCCCATCACCGACGTCCAGGCCAGCGAGACCAACACCGGATGGACCGCCACCAGCATCCCCGGACGCTGGAACGCGGTCGAGACGCCCGGCTCGTGGGTCGTCAAGGAGGGGTCGTGATCACCCAGTCCGCCCTGTCCCTGGAGTACATACCGGCGGCCATTACAGCAACGTCCATGGGCGTGCCCGTCAACCCGACCGGCGATCCGGTGGCGTTCGCGTTCACCGTGGGCGCCGCCCGGCCCGCCACTGGCGACTGGAAGACGGGCTCGTGGGACGGCACCCAGCCCCGCACACCCGGCACCGCCTACATCGCCCACTGCCTCGTCGGACCAGGCGGCACCATCACCCTTGCCGCAGGCCGGTACACGATGTGGGTGCGGATCACCGACACCCCCGAGATCCCCGTCATCCCGTTCGGGCTGCTCAACATCACCTGAAGGGAGATGCCGTGGTTACACCGCCCGCCAACGAGCCCACGCCGCCGGCGTCCGGCCCTGCCTGCGTCCTGTGTGCCGAGCCTGCCCTCGTGAACTGGCTGCGCCGGCCGACCGACGCCGAACTCGCCGAGGTCGTAAAGGCCGAGCAGGACCGCCGTGATCAGATCCGGCTCCTCGCCGACCCGCAACTGCCAGAGCCGGAGTTCGGACCGCTGCCGACCGCCGAAGGCACGACGCGCACCGTGTACGCGTGCGGCCCCCACGCCATCACGATGGACGCAGCGGCCCTGGTCCACGCAAGCTCGTGCACCGCCCCGAACGAGGCGGACCTGCCCGACTGCGACTGCACCCCCGAAACCCTCCCGCCCGCGCCCATAGAAGAGGCTCCCGTCCAGGCGCTGCCGGACCACTGGGTGACGGGCGGCGCGTGATGCCCCAGGTTGGACACGGGCGGCAGCTGCCCGAAGGGTTCGAAGAGTTCAGGCCGGACGGCAACCGCCGCTGCTGGGGACGGAAGAAGACGACCAGCGGCCAGTGCGGAGCCGTCGCCATGGCCGGACAGAACGTCTGCAGGTACCACGGGGGCGCCGCACCGCAGAGCATCAAGGCGGGCGAGCGGCGCGTCACTGAAGAGAAGGCCCGAGTACTTGCGGAAACGTATGGCCGGAAGATCAAGACAACCGCGACCGAGGCACTCCTCGAAGAGGTGCAGTGGACCGCCGGACACGTGGCCTGGCTGCGAGAACGCGTCCAAGAGATCGAGACCGTTGAGGACGCCGGTAGTGACGCCGAGAACGGCCTCGTATGGGGCACCACCCGGCGTAAGTCCGGCGGCGAGGACCGCGGCGTCACCGAAGAAGCCGCCCCGAACGTCTGGCTGAAGCTGTACCAGCAGGAACGTACTCACCTCGTCAAAGTCTGCTCGGAAGCCATCCGGGCCGGCATCGAGGAGCGGCGGGTTCATCTGGCGGAGCAGCAGGGCTCGCTGGTGGCTCAGGTCATTCGGGCGATCCTCGCTGATCTCAATCTCAATTCCGAGCAGCAGGCCCGCGTGCCCGAGGTGGTGCCGCGTCATCTGCGGGCGCTCGCATCCTGACCGGGGAGGCGGCTGATGACCGCCACGTGGGCCGAGTTCGCCGCCAAGGCCTTCGAGCCGAAGGACATCTTCGGCGACCTCGGCTACGAACCGACCCCGAAGCAGAGCACGTTCCACGCCGCGACGGAGTTCGACGTCCTGTTCGGCGGGGCGGCCGGTGGCGGTAAGTCGAGAGCGCTCACCGCGCACGCGATCCGCGAGTGCATGCAGTACCCGGGCCTGCGGGTCGGCGCATTCCGCCGCACTTACGGCGAGCTGAAAGAGTCGCTGATCGCCGAACTGGTCAACCTGAACTTCGCCAAGGAGCTCGGCGCCCGCTGGAACGGCACCGAGTACGAGCTCCGCTTCCCCAACGGCAGCCTGATCATGTTCCGGTACGCCGAGACGGTGCAGGACGCCACCCGACGCCAGGGCGGCCAGTACCAGCTCCTCATCTTCGACGAGCGGACCCTCACCCCGCCCGACGTGTGCAGCTTCCTCGAGTCCCGCCTGCGTTCAGGGCGCCGCGACATCCCCGTCCTCGGGATCCGCTCCGGCACCAACCCGGGCGGCCCTGGTCACGGCGCCGTCAAAACCCGCTACATCAAGCCCACCAACTACGGCAAGCAGGTCATCACCGACGGGCGCGGACGCACCGTGCGGTTCATCCCGTCCAAGCTCAGCGACAACCCCCACGTCAACCCCGAGTACGCCCAAGACCTCAAGGCCCTCCCGGAGAAACTGCGGGCCGCCTTCCTCGACGGCGACTGGGATGTGTTCGCAGGAATGATGTTCAGCGAGGTCAAGCGCGACCGGCACGTCATCGAACCGATCACTCTGCCCGCCACGTGGAAGCGGTACAACGGCATCGACTGGGGCTTCGCCGCCCCCTGGGCAGTCCTGTGGGCTGCAGTCGACGAAGACGGCCGGGTCTGGATCTACCGGGAGATCTACCGGCGCGGTGTCGGCGAGGCCGAGCAGGCGCGGCAGATCCTCGCCGCCGAAGCCGCCGGCGAGCACGTCGCAGTCCGGTATGCCGACGACGCGATGTGGGCCACCCGCGGTGATGCGAAGCCGATCGCCTCGGTGTACGCCGACAACGGTGTGCACCTTGCCCCCGCCGGCAAAGGGGCCGGTTCTCGCGTCAACGGCTGGCAGCGGGTCCGTTCCTACCTCGCGGAAGCCCCGGCCTGCCCGCACCACCGGGCGCAGGGCTGGGACACCTGCCCGAAGCTCCACATCTTTTCGACGGTCACCGAGCTGTACCGCGAGCTGTCGGACCTGCCGCACGCCACGAAGGGCGACCCGGAAGACGCCGACACCACCGCAGACGACCACGCCAGCGACAGCCTGCGCTACCTGCTGGCCAACCTGGGCACCGGCCCCGAGTTCGTGGTCCTCGACGCAACAGCGGGCAAGGAGCCCATCGCCGAGGCCCTGCAGCCGCTCGGCCCGACGATGGCCGTGCGTCTCGACGATGGCGGCCCGACGGTCAACTGGTGGGAAGCCGAGATCGACGACGAGGGCCCGAGGCCCGGGGGGACGGTGGAAGTCCCGTGAGCCTACGCACGTGGTGGCAGGGCCTGACCGGCAGTACTGAAGTACTGGAGACCGCCCCAGCGAAGGTCCCGGAGCGGGAAGGCTACGCCTACGGCATCGGACCCGGTGGCCTCACCGAGACCAACCAGGGCCTCGGCGGTGCCACCCAGACGGACCGCCGCTCCATGCTGCAGTCCCTGTACGAGGCATACCTGTCCTGCCCGTGGGCGTGGGCCAGCATCAACGCCATCGCCCGCACGATCACCGCCGGCGGCCTGGTCACCGACTGGGACTCCGACGACGGCCAGGGCGACGAGCAGGAGCCCAACAAGCCGGAGCAGGTGCTGCTCCTCGAGCGGATGATCGGCTACTGCAACCCGCGGGAGAACATCCGGCAGATCCTCCGCGGCGTCATCATCGACCTGCTCGTCTTCGGCGACGCCTACATTGAGGTCGTGTGGCTGGGCCAGCAGCCGGTCGCGTTGTACACGCTGGACTGCCCGTCGATGCTGCCGATCGCCGACGAGCACGGCAACGTGACCAGCTACGTGCAGCTCACGGAGGCGGGGCAGCGGGCAACGTTCGAGCCGCGCGAGGTCATCCACATCTCGCTGGACGCGCCCCGCTCGAGCGTGTTCGGCGTGAGCCCGACGCAGGCCGCGATGCTCCCCATCACTGCGTGGCTGTTCGCTTCGGCGACCAGCAAGGAAATCTTCCGCAAGGGCGCGCCGCCGCAGATCCACGTCGACTTCCCGGCCTCCAACTCCACGGCGGACATCAATCGGTGGAACGCCCAGTACCAGCAGCGGAATGTCGGCCCCCGCAACATCGGGACGCCGATCTCCACCAAGGGTGGCGCGCAGATCCAGGAACTGGCGCAGTCCCGGACGATGGACTACCTGAAGTACCTGGACCAGAAGCGCGACGAGATCATCGCCTCGTATGGGGTGCCGCCTGCGAAGGTCGGCATCATCGAGTCCGGGAACCTGGGCGGCGGCAC